TCAATTAGAAGTTCTTATGAAAGAGGTTGTTGGTTTTATAAAAGATGGTGATACTGCTGTACAGATTATCCCTATGTTGAAAGAATATTTAGAAATCAACGTTAAAAACGATGACCAATTAGTAAAGGTAGCTGCTATCGTACAGCGTATAATAGCCGCTGAAAGTAAGGGTGGTTCTGAAGAAGAGTTCGGTTTATCTGAAGCTGAAAAAGAACAACTTATGGGAGCAATAGAAGATGCTGCTACAGACTTACAAAGTCATTCAGACGAAATAACAGATGACATTAAGAGGGTTGAAAATTAATGCCTTTTTTTAAAAGTAGAAAAAATAAAAACAGAAGAACAGATGGAACAGGATTCTTAACTTATGCAGATGCTTATCAATTAATAAAAGAAAACATTGATGAGGCTGTAGAGTTTTATGAATTAGAACCTGCTATTGTAACTCAAGTTTTATTAAACCCATCAGACTTTCCAAGAAAAAGTACGCCTGATGGTAATGGTAAAATGCCTGATTATTCTTTTTTAGGAACTGTTAGAGCAAGGTTTGTAGAAAGTCAAGATACTGGTGATGAGATTGACGATTACATAAAACCACTTTCCCCTCACATGGTAGCATATCCTTTAATCGGTGAGGTTGTAAATATAGCTAAACATGGCAATCAGATGTACTACTACCAACCTTTGAATATGAGAAACCATGTAAATATGAACGTAGCCAATAACGTTCCTACAGACCCAAAGGTTACAGCACAAACCACAGAACACAATAGGAATCTACTAAGTGAATATGGTGATGTGGTTATAAATGGTAGATTTGGTAATGGTATAAAGTTTGGTAGCGATCCGTTCTATCAGTATCCCGACATAAAAATTACGAATAGACAATCTGTTCCACCACAAAAAATACAAGATGAACATTATCCCCATTTACAAAATATAAATGCAGATGGTTCTTCTATATTTATCACATCAGGTCCAGCAAGAGAAGTAGATGCTTTGATACCAGCTGCTTTCAATCTAACAACACCTGAAGTATTAGATGGTGATATGATTACACTTAATTCTGATAGATTAGTTTTTAATTCTAAAAAGACAGATATACATATGTTTGCTAAAAGAAATCTAAACTTATCAGCTAATGAAGAAATAAATTTAGAATTAGGTTTAAATGCTTTTGGTGGTAGAATATCATTGGGTGATGCTGAATCCACTAATCCTATGGTGTTGGGGAATCAATTAGAAGATTTATTTGAGAAACTATTTTCATCACTACAGAGTTTTTCCAACTCGACATCAGCAGCTACAGGAGTAGCTGAAATAGCAGATGCAGGTGAAGTACTAAAAAAAGATATTGAAGACATATCTACAAATATTTTACCAAAGATACTAAGCGATACAGTCTATATAACAGAAAATCAATCTAATGAAGTTACTTCCATAAATGAGGTGGAAGGTGATGTACAACCAATAGTTCAGGTTGCAGGAGTGAGAGGATAACTATGAGCGCTTTATCAGATAGAATTAAGAAAACCATCAAATCTGTATTTGATTTGCCTAAAAAAGAAATAGAAGCTAAGATAGACTCAATCGTAAATGCTACAAGACAAGGACAATCACAAGGACAACAGATTAAAGACATACTGGCTACAATAGAGGATGTGGAATCTAAAGTAGAAACAATACAAGGTTTAATAAAAAGTGCTAATTCAGTTATAACAACTTTGAATGCTGCTTCTAAAGTCGCAGAAGTTGGTGAGAAAGCAGCTGCTACAGCATCAGCACTTAATCCAGCTGCTGCTGCTACAGCATTAGTTCAGAGAACTATAAGAGAAAAGGTTGAACAAGAAATTGAAGAAGGTAAAAATGCATTAAATGTAACACCAAACCTAATACAAAATTTTAAAAAGTTTATAGAAGAAACAAAAACAAAATTAAAAAAAGTAAAAGCAGAACAAGAAAAAAAGAAAGCTTTACGTGAGCAAAGAATGAGAAAATTAAATTCTTAATATTTATATGTAAATAGGAGTTATCATGTCAAATACTAAAAAAATCATAGGTTTAATTAGAGAAATAGTTAAACAAGAGGTACAAAAAGAGGTAAGAAAGATACTTATTAGTGAAGGAGCTAAGGCTATATCTAATAATGTGAATGATGTGCCTGAAGTAATACCAAAGCCTGTTCCTCAAAAGTCTAAGCCTGAAGAAGTAAGTTATACTAAAAACCCAACGTTAAATAAAATACTAAATGAAACCGCTCGTGGAGATGAGTTCGAAGAGTATCCAACAATGGGTAATAAAACTTTTGATAGTACAAGAATGGCTGAGGCTATGGGTTATGGTGGAATAGCAGGTAGTGCTGAAGATAAGAGAAAGATGGGAGCTATACAAACTGCACAAGCAGCTGGTGCTGATACATCAAATAAAGCAGTACAAGATGTGATGCAAGATTTAACAAAAGATTACAGAGGTGTGATGAAAGCATTAAAAAAGAAGGATGGTAAATTGTAATGGGTGTAATTGAAAACGACTTAAATGAAGATACTTTTATTGGTTTAGAGTTACCTTTAACTCATACACCAGATGGATACTTTAAGAGAACCAAAACAGCTTTAGAGCAAGCTAGGTCTAATATAAAGAATCTTCTATTGACTAATAAAGGAGAGAGGTTAGGCAATCCTACATTTGGAACTAATCTTTTATCTTTAGTTTTCTCACAAGAAAATACAGACCTTGAAGCTAGAGTCGAAGAAGAGATTAGAGCTGCTATGAGTGAATTTTTACCATTTATAAATATTGTAAGTATTGAAACCAATTTTTCAGATGAAAATATGTCTACTGCTATTGTCAATTTAAGATTTACTCTTAATGTCGATGTTACCTCTGAAGAAAATTTAACTTTAGATTTTTCAAATTACAATATTGGTTAACAGGAGAAAGTAAATGCCATATTCAGTAACAAAGAAATCAGTAAAAGAAGTTAGGTATCTAAACAAAGATTTTACATCTTTCAAAGATAACCTAATAGAATTTACTAAGATATACTTTCCAAATCAATATAATGATTTTAATGAAGCATCGCCGGGTATGATGTTTATTGAGATGGCTTCATATGTTGGTGATGTACTTTCATACTATGTGGATAATCAATTTAAAGAAAGTCTACTAGCATTTGCTGAAGAAAAGAGAACAGTATACAATATGGCTCAGTCTTTAGGATATAAACCAAAATTATCTTCAGCTTCCACAACTGATATCGATGTGTTCCAAACAGTACCAGCAACGGGAACAGGAACAGGAGCTAGTTACACCACTAAACCTGATTTGAATTACGCTATGAGTCTAAAGGCTGGAATGGAAATACAATCAGATACAGGAGTGTCTTTTATAACAACAGAAGATTGTAACTTTAAATTTTCAAGTTCTTATGACCCGATGACTATTACAGTTTACGAAAGTTCTAATAATATACCAGTTACTTACTTATTGAAAAAAGGTGTAAGATCTTCAAGTGGGGCTGTTGTAACAGAGTTCTTTACTTTTAATGCAGCTGAAAAATATAAGAGGATAGCTTTAGCAAATCAAAATGTTTTAGAAATAATTTCTTGTAAAGATAGTGATGGTAACGATTGGTATGAAGTTCCTTTTTTAGCTCAAGATACAGTATTTACAGATATGGAAAATACATCTAAGAATGATGACCAACTATACACTTATGCTGACCAAGCTCCTTATCTACTAAAACTTTTAAAAACATCAAGAAGATTTACAACTTTTATTAGGGAAGACGGTAAAACGGAATTACGATTTGGTGCAGGAACATCAGATAGTCCTGATGAGGAAATCATTCCTAATCCAGATAGTGTTGGTTCTTCTTTACCAGGTTCACCAACATACCTAAATACAGCTTTCGATCCATCTAACTTTTTAGCAACAAAAGCATACGGACAAGCTCCATCTAACACACAATTAACTATCACTTATAGATATGGTGGAGGTGTTGGTAATAACGTAAGAGCTAATAGTATTAGAAGTATACAATCAGTTAATATAGAATTAGACGAAACAGGTTTGAATGCAGGTTTAGCACAGACAACTAAAAATTCTGTAGCTATAAATAATCCGTTACCTGCGGCTGGTGGAAGAAGTGCTGAAAGTATTGTCGAAGTAAAAAATAACGCACTAGCTTACTTTCAAACTCAACAAAGAGTGGTTACAAAAGAAGATTATATAACAAGAGTATATGCTTTACCGCCTAAGTTTGGTAATGTAGCTAAAGCGTATGTTGTACAAGATAGTCAATTAGATAGTAAATCAGGTGCTAATGCAGATGCTCGTATAGCAAATCCATTAGCTCTTAATATGTATCTATTAGGATTTGACGCGAACAAAAAATTGACAACAGTAAATCAAGCAGTAAAAGAAAATGTACAAACTTATCTAACTCAGTTTAGAATGGTAACTGATGCTGTAAACATAAAGAATGCTTTTGTAATTAATATCGGAATAAAATTTAATTTACTTACAAGAACCGGTTACAATAAGGAAGAAGTTGTTTTAAAAGCTATACAAAGAGTAAAAGACTACTTTAATGTTGATAACTGGCAAATCGGACAACCAATAGTTTTAGCCGATATAGCTTATCAATTATCATTAATTGATGGAGTATCAGCTGTTGTTCCTCCTGAAGAAGATAATCCTAATGGACACTCTGTATTAATTACTAATAAGTTTCAAGCAAGTAGTGGTTACTCAGGCAATGCTTATGATATCAATGGTGCTACAAGAGATGGAATTGTATATCCATCGTTAGACCCAAGTTGTTTTGAATTAAAATTTCCAAATACAGATATTGAAGGTAGAGTAGTTGGTAATACATCAGGAGGTAACTAATGCATTATTTTGTTTTTCCAGAAATAGATACGACAATTTATCAGGCAAGTGGTAGTAGTAACGCAGGTAGAGATGAAATTTTAGAGGTGCAAAAAGCAATGAGCCCCTCTGGTGGTAATGTTAAAGTTTCTCGTATTTTAATAAAATTTGATATTACTAAAATATCTTCTTTTATAAGTAGTGGTTTAATATCGTCTGATAGAAAATTTTATTTAAATCTTTACGATGCTGGTTCAGAAGCTCTAAAGGTAAGTCAATCTTTATTTGCTTATCCCGTAAGTCAAAGTTGGGTTGAAGGACAAGGAACTTTTAATGATACACCGGCCACGACAGAAGGTGCTAGTTGGCAATATAGAGATGGTCAAAACTTGAAAACTCCTTGGAGTGGTTCTGCTACAGAACTTATCGGTGGCGGTTGGCACGAAGAGGTTTACGCGTCACAATCTTTTAAATATGAAGATACTGATATGAGAATGGATGTAACACCGATAATGAATAAATGGTTGGATGGTACATATCCTAACAATGGTTTTATTGTGAAGAGAAGCGGTAGTTTTGAAAATATAAATACAAATGAAGACGAAGGTAGTTCAGAACATTTAGGTAACTTTAAATTCTTTTCAAGACAAACCAATACAATATATCCACCAAAATTAGAAGTTGAGTGGTTTGATACAAAGTGGAGTACAGGCTCATTGAGTGGTTTATCTTCTACTGAATTAGAAGACATGTCTATTTACATGAAAAATTTAAGACCTGAGTACAAAGAAAACTCTAAGATAAAATTTAGATTATGTGGTAGAGCTAAATATCCAACTAAATCTTTCTCAAACACATCGTCAGAGTACCTTACTCAAAAATATCTTCCAAGTGGTAGTGTAGAAAATATTGGTGGTGATGGTGTTTACTACTCAGTATTAGATGGACAAACAGACGATGTAATAGTACCATTTGGTTCAGGCTCTTTAGTAAGTTGTGACTCAACAGGAAACTATTTTAACTTATGGATGAACGGATTGCAAGCAGAGAGATATTACAGATTTTGTTTTAGGGTTGTAAGTGGTAGTAACACAACAGAGGAAACTATACAACATTTTGATGATGATTTTGAATTTAAAGTAGTGAGATAAAAAATGCCTTACACACAAGAGGAATTACAGAAGTTAGATTTTTACCAAAATCTAATCAATGAAGATGAACAACAATATCTACAGAAAAAAGCTGATTTAGAACTTCAAGCAGATATCTCAGGCTCTGCTAATAGAGGTGCTATTGTAAGAGATAAATCAAACACAATCCTTTTATTTGAAGACCCTTATCAAAATCAATTACAAGAGGATGAGTCTTCTAAAATAGTTTATGATTTAAAAGTAAAAAAATTAAAAACAGATGATTCTATAAACCAAATATTATCAAGAGAATTTAGAGAGTTATAATGGCTAGTAAATTAAACGAAAGAGATAAGGCACTTTTAGATGGTAATCTTTTTGATATCGTTGGTAATAAACCCTATGAAAATGGTAAATGGGGAACCAACGAAAAAGATTGTGTCTATTTAGAAATATTTGATACTAATGGAAATCTAATAGAATACAATACTTTATCTGTTTCACAATTTATTGTAAATTCATCAAATGATAATATAGAGTTTTATCCTGGCTCACATATAAGAGGATTGGGTTTTGAGAGCGGTACATTTAGGGTAAGATATAATTTTATCAGAAAATTAGCTGGTGATGAATCAGCAGTACTACTTCATACATTAGATAAAAATAATACTAAGATTGGTGATGTTTATACGAATACAGATAAACTTTATATAACAGAAGATGGTATAGTATACAACGTAACAGAACAAGAGTTCAAAGATAGTCCAGCTACTGCTGAACAACTAGCAGTAGAAGATTTGAAGTATCAAATAGATGAGATATCACCAAGTAGAACGGAAGTTAGACTAAAAGCTAAAAGAATAAACAGTTCTTACATAGATGATTTTATAAATATACAAACAAAAAATAAGTATGAAAGTGTTGTATCAAATATAAATTTTGTAGGTTCTAACAAATACGAATCTTTAGATTTAATTCTCACACCAGAAAATAATAGTTTTCGCTTTACTCAACAAATGGTAAATGGTACACTAACTTTACCGGATGTTTACAAAGTAGATGAAATAGAAAGTGCTGTTAGGTCAGAGGTAAATGTTGTAGAAAACGCTGCTCTTGAAAATCTAAGGTTAGATGAAAATGGAAACATAAATTTCTATGGTGACAGAAGAGGATGGGATCCTGAGTTACATCAAGATGCGGTAAGAGCAGAAGGTTGGGAAGTAGGTTTTAGAAGTAACACTCAATTTGGAAGTGGTGGAATTTGGGAAGGTACAGAGCATTTAGGTTATCACGCAAAGGTTGTACAAAAAGAAGGTATAGCTGGTGGTAACTGTATAAAGTTTACAGACAACAATGGTATATTCGAAGCTTCTCCGGAATGGCCTACAGGATACCCTCACAGATTACAACTTATTGGTCAGTATGGCTTACAAAAACTTAGTAGTTTAGGGGTAAAGGCGGGTGACTTTATTAATATCAAAATGGATATTAAGAGTACTGTGCCTGGAAAAGGAGTAAGTACTGCTATAGCTTATGCAGGTGAACTTTTAACAGAAGATAAGCCTGAAAATCCACCACAAGGATTTTTCGATCCTAATAATCCTGGTCCAACAGAAACAAAACCTGCTAATCCACCTGAAGGTTATCAAGCAAATACAGCAGCTGCGGCTAGTGAGGTAGAACCAAAACCTGGAGAGACTCTATCACAAATTTTAACGGATAATCCTGACTTAGTAGCTATTGGATTTGGAAAAGTTAGAAGACCTAACCTACCAATAATTCCGGCAGAAATAGGAGACACCACCGCGAATACAAACCTCGATGGAAAAGGAGCTTGGAAAATATTTAATATATTTGACGATGGTGATATAGTTTACACTTGGTCTCCAAACTTAACAGAAAATTTATTAGTTGGAACTTCAAGTACTGGAGGTGAGTGGGTTTGGAATGGTAACGCGTGGAATCCATCACCGGATGTTGCTGATAGTCCATTACCACCTGCAGGAGTTGTAAATAACCCTAACGCCGTAAATCATCACCCTTATGTAGTAAAAGATTCACCTGAGGAGTATGTTGGTAATTCATTTTATCCAAGACAAACATACAGAGGTCAGAACAGAGGATGGCAAACAGGTACATTCATGCATCAAGAAGAGGAAAGTATTGTAAGAGGTTCCAATAGTTCAGAATATAAAACTACAACTATGCTTGTTAAGGATGATTTAATTTGGTTTACGGATTTTACAAGAGGTAGTACGGATAATAAAGCTATAGTGGTTAAAGATTTTGATACTTTTTTTCCTAACATACGAAATGAGATAATTGATACCGAAACCAATAAATCTTTATACGATGATATATTCGAAAAAGGTTTTATACAATCTATAACCAGAGATGCTGACAAAGACTTTATAATATTTTACAACAACGGAGATACCAACGATGATGGCTCTGCGACTTCAAACTCTAATAAATGGTTTGCATTAGATAAAGATGGTGACAATTACAATATAAAAACGATAGATGATAAAAAAGTTTTACTTTTATCCGATATTAACAATGGACTAAACGACCTTGTTGCTTTAGAACCAAAAAGATTTGAGGTGTGTTATGGTAATCCAACAAATAATCCAGGTGATTTTCCTGATGGTTTTCTTTTTTCTTTCTTCACATCAGACCAAGTTTTTATAAGCACCAAAGATAAGTCTGAAGATTTAACTCCTTTAGCATTCGATAGAACTGATACATATGGACAGAATGGTCGTTACTTTAAAGGTTTAGGACCGAACCTTTTTCCTCATGTAATGATTGGACAAGGTGGAGAACATAGTGGTGGTAGGACAGAATCATTTTTAGCTATAACTCAAGATTCTGGTGAGTTTGTTAGAGTTTACAAAACTACAGGAACAGAAGGATCATCCTTTGATGATATTCAAGAATATTTTTACGATTGTGGTGTGGTTGGTACTGATGGAGATCCTTTAAGTTATGGTGTTAGAAATTCAGGTGCTGAAAATTATGGTAGGTTGAATGAAGATGGTACTATTACTACATTTAGTCTTAATAACGATAATCCTTTTCTCGATATTTTATACGACAACGGAACAGCTATATTTGATTTTGAAATAAATCCTCGACAGATAGGTGTTGAGAGTGAAGAACGTTTGTGGAAATGGAATGGTTATGAATGGGTTGATAATGGATTGATGCCCCCAAGATATGATTATCAAGAAACAGGAAGAATTACTGTAGCACCATCAGAAGCTGGTGTATGGGAAACAATAGAGGTTAGTACTATAATACCTGCTGATTGGACAGTTGACCAATCTTGGAACTTTTGGTTATATGGAAATGGAAGACAACTTGAAGGTGATGAAAGACAACAAGGAATAGTATGGGTTGATAATGTATTTATAGATTTTACATACACAGACCAATCGGAAACGAGAGATGTATTGAGACCTTATCAAGCTCAAATTCAATCTGTTAGTGCTGATGGATTGGCAATTCAAGTAGATAAAAATTACACAGAGATAGCTATACAAGAAGGACAGCAAGATATAAACGAAACTGTAGATGGTTTCCAACCGCCTGAATTACCAGAATCATTTGATAATTTCTTTGTAACTTATTTTAATTTAAATCCTAAAGATTTAAGAACATATTTAAAGTTTGATAATCAAATGTTACTAACAACAAATTTTAAACAAGATGTCATATCCGTAACAGAGTATCCAAACTCGGTGGTTTATAAAATGTATGAACCTTTACCAGCAGAGTATCAAAAGTTAGACGAATGTATAGTAGTTAAAGAAATGACAGAACCTTTAGAAGAAACAATAAACATTGTAGATTTTATACCTGAAGAAGAACCAAGATTAGTGTTAAAAACACCTGATTTGAAAAATGTAGAAAGTCCTATACAAGTTAGGTCGTCTAATTACAAATCTGAAACTGAAATCTTAACAGCAGACACTAATGTATCGAGTGAGTTAAGAAATGAATTTTTAAGTCAAAGTTTAGATAGTGTAGAAATAAATACAGATTATTCTCGTTATGAAAACTTTGTTAACTTTAGCTCTATAGAAAAAAGACTTAGAAATTTTAAAACGAAATTAGAAAATATAGATAGTTACAAAGTAAGTAGCGCTTCTTATGTTGGCGTAAGTGGTTCAGCATCTGATTTAAAAATATATCATAATAAGATACAAGAAACTAAGAATACTTTAGATAGTTTTGAGAGCTACATGTACTTTGAAAGTTCATCATATCAAAGTGGTTCTTTAGGAGTGTTTTACGATAATGCTTGGCCTAAAACAAGCGGAGATGGCTCATCTTTAAATCCATATGTTTTAGCAGAAACAAACTCTGCAAAAGCTAGGTCTTGGTTTAACAATGCTATAACATCAGCTTCATTGTATGATAATGAAAACAACAACAAATTAAGTAGTATACTTCCTGAATTTATAAAATTTGATAGTAGTAATCAAGAATACTTAACCTTTACAGATATGATTGGTCAACACTTTGATGGTATATGGGAGTATATAAATGCTTTATCAGACACATACGACAGAAGAGATAAATTAGACGAAGGTTTATCAAAAGAATTACTTTACAACGTAGCAAAATCTTTAGGTTGGAATTTAAGTGATGGTAAAGATTTAATAGATTTGCCAAGATACGCTTTAGGTAAAGAAGTAAGTGGCTCAACTTTTTCTGATTATTCTGTAATACCTGAAAGAGATATAAGTAGAGAGATATGGAGCAGGATAGTAAACAACATGCCTTTCTTCTTAAAGAACAAGGGTACTGTTAGGGCTCTAAAAGGATTGATAAATATCTATGGTATACCATCTACTATATTAAGAGTTAAGGAGTATGGTGGGCCTAATGTTCCTGATAATAAAAATCCACAATTTGAGATAACAAGAAAGTTTACCAAAGCATTAGACTTTAGAGGTGGACAATCGGTTAAGACTGCTTGGACTAATGATGGTTCTACAGGTAGAAAGCCGGATACTATAGAATTTAGGTTTAGAGCAGCTACTGGTTCTAATCAAATACTTGTGGAAAAACAAGATAGTAACAATCAAGACTTTTTTATTAGAATTAAAGACAATGGTTCTTCAGACAACTATGGCTGTGTTTCTTTTATGATGTCTGGTTCAAAGGTTGGTATTGACCAAGGAGAGTATAAAGAAATAACTTCATCTGCTTTACCTGTATACGATGGGGATTTCTATTCTGTTATGGTTGCTAGAACTTCTGGTAGTGATGATACTGCTATATCACAATCATATCAACTAAACGTTGGTAAATATGATGCTAGTAGAAGTAAGATACATCTTTACAGTACATCTACTATGGATGTTACACAAGCTGCTTCGTCTTCGTTTAGTAATGCTTGGACAGGCAGTGGTGACCTTTACATTGGTGGTAGTGGTAGTGCGGCTAATGTGGGAGTTCAGTTTAGTGGTTCTATTATGGAGTATCGTCAATGGACAGAAACATTAAATACATCTTCATTTAAAAATCACATAGCTAATCCAAAAGCGTATGATGGTAATAGTGTTTCTTCATCATACGAAAACTTAGTGTTGAGATATTCATTTGATGACAATAAAAATTTAACTTCCGATACAGAAGGTATTAGAGATGTTAGTTCAAATCAAACAACAACATTATCAGGTTCTCACGCAGGATTTACAGGAAACTTTTTTAGAAGTGTAGTTGATGAACAGAAAACTCACATACCAAGTATTGGTGCTCTAAGAAGAAGTACTAATAAAGTTAGAATAGAAAGTAATCCGATAGTAAACGACCAAGCTTTAAATCCAGATAGAAGGGTTACAAATAGTTCTTACGATACAGCGCCAACCGATTCTAATAAAGTAGGTATATTTTTTGCTCCTACCGATGTTATAAATAATGATATAATCAATTCGGTTGGGGATTTGAACTTTGAAAACTTTTTAGGTGACCCGAGAGATAAAACGGAGTTAAGCTATAGAGGATTGAATTATGTAGCTGATAACTATTGGAAAAAGTATACAGCACCAAATAACTTTTGGGATTATATGAGATTGATAAAATATTATGACCAATCTTTATACCCACAGTTAAGAAAACTAATACCTGCTAGAGCAAAGCCAGATATTGGTTTATTGATAGAACCTAATATTTTTGAGAGACCAAAGGTAGTAGTTGGTAAAAAACCGACTGCTGAAAATAAATTTTATAGTGCTTCTATAGATGTTTCTAAAGAAGTATTAGTTATAACAGGTTCTTACAATCATGGTTCTCTTGTAACAAGTTATGAAGCATACGATGGAAAAATAAACATCTATAGTTATGAGACTGGTTCTTCTGTTGTTTCTTCAAGTGGTGCTAATCTACTAAAAGAAGCTAGTGGTTCTGAAGTAAGAGACTCTTTTATAGATAGAAGTATTTGGCAAAGATTGGGTGAAGGTGATTACTCGAATGTTACGATGTCATTTGGTGATACTCTTAATGGTGTTAAAGGTGGACAACAAGATATTATTAGTGGTTCAAGAATTTACAGAGTCAATCAAAAGACTAATAACTTCTACACTTCATCAGCTGATGCTCTAATAGAAAATGCAAACTCATCTTCTTTTGAAAATACGGATTTAGATAACTTTAGTCACCTATTTCAAGGACTCAGAAATTCATTTTATGAAGGTGTAAAGAATAATAATAAAACAACTATAGATGGTAAGCCTGTAATCGAAGTGATTATATCAGCACCAACTAAGTTAGTTACAACAGAAGAAGGTGAATCAACTCTTAAAACAGGTGATGGTATAGTACCAGATTTTAAAGAAGACGATAAAGACATAGAACAACTAACAGAAACCTTTGAAGAAAAAAGAAGGAAAATTAAAAAGAAGAAAAGAAAAAGAGGGTTGATGAATATGAAAGTTAGACCTGAAACGGATACTGATAGAAAAATGAAAATAAATCTTGATAAGATAAAGTCTAAAATAGCTAAAGGTCAGTTAATTGTAGAAAACGATGCAGATGGTCAACCAATCAAAAAACAAGAATTTAAAGACTCATTCGTAAAAGAAATTGGTACATCAGATGATGGTATAGACGATGGAGTTTTAAATAATGAAAAATAATAACAAAAATTTAATATTGTGATATTTATATATGAATCACATTATACAAAAATTTCAAAAAAAATATAATTAGGAGTAAATTATGGGATTTCTAAATAACACTACTGTAACTGTAGACGCTATTCTAACCAAAAAAGGTCGTGAGTTATTAGCTCAAGGTACAGAAGCATTCAATATAACTAAATTCGCTTTATCGGATGATGAAGTTGATTACAATTTATTCGATGTCACCCACCCAAATGGAAGTGACTCTTTTGGAAAAGTAATTGAAAACATGCCTTTGTTAGAGGCAATACCTGATGAAAATCATGTGATGAGGTATAAACTAATTACTTTACCTAAAAATACAATTAAGATGCCAATAGTAAGTGTATCAATAGACTCTATAACATTCAATGCTTCTGAAGGAGTAAATCAACCAGCTAGATTGGTTACTGCTACAACAGCAAATGTGACTGATAGTAGTTACACATTTATATTACACGATCAAAGTGTAGCTAGTATGACTGTATCAGAAGGAGCTGGTGGTGGAGTTGGCGCTACAACGCCTTTCTTCTTAGGTGAAGATGACGCTCCTAATAGTAAAACAGTTGTTGCGACATCGGTAAATATTAATGTTGGTGCACCTGTTAATAATGTGAAAGCAACACAATTAACAATTATCGGTAATGACACAGGCGCTACTAAATCAATAACGATTACCAATAATGTAACAGTAGCATCTTTAATCAATAGATAAGGTAGGAGTAAACAATGGCAATTTATAAAGATTTTAATATACAACCTGAGAATAGTTTAGTTTCAAGTGATGTTGTTACTAATGTAAAAGATACTGTTTCTTCAGGAATGTGGGCTGATGGGGCTAGTAGTATCTCGGCTTACTTTACATCTTCCACACAATCAGGTTCATCAGGTATTTATTATTTAGATGTTTATTCAGCTAATCCACAATCAGACTCTACTGCTAAACCACAATTTTCTGTTGCTTATGGACATTTTAATGGAAGTGGTTCAGCTGGAAAAGTAGGAGTTGATGGTAATAGAGCATCAGCTGCTATATACAGACAATTAACAAATACTCTTTTAGGACCTAACGAAGAAAAATTTACATTTGCTGGTAGTGGAACCAATATAACTCCTAATTATGTATATGCTATTTCAATAGCTAGACAACAACTTCGTGAGAAGATGGATCCAGGTAATTGGGAACTTCATCTAACAGGTAGTGGTAACACTAAATTAAAACTGATAGACGATAGTGGAGCTACAACCAATCCTACTGTAAATCAAGGTGGTAGGGTGTTCAACATTGTTAGTGGTTCTATTGCTAGTGGTACTGCTGTAACTAAAACAACAGCTGCGGCTCAGCCAGGTGGTGGTTTTGGATTATTTTATCCAGATTTAGGTATTTTAGTACTAAATGGACCTGTTTTAAATGCTTCTGCTTCTTTATCAACGACAACAACATCAAATCTTGAAGGTGGAAATGTTGGTAAATTTTATCAGGCAATAAGAGGTGAAGATAAATTTCAAGCTCGTAGAGAAGAAGTGATAACTTCACAACACTACTTTTGTAGAGTTCCTAATAAGGAGTTTAACTTTAGTGCTAATCCAACCTTTACTTCTGGTTCAAATGGAGATTTTACGGTTTCTACATTTTTTAAGAATCCTAAAACTTTTATTACGCAGGTAGGATTGTACAATGATAATAATGAACTACTGGCTATTGCTAAGTTAAGTAAACCATTAGAGAAATCGTATTCGAAAGAAGCTATTATCAAAGTTAAGCTAGATTTCTAAGCTTGGGAGATATAGGTCATGTTTAAAAGACTCGACCCAAGAGACATCAATATAACACCTTTTAAGGTTTACAAAGAGTTTACTGTAACCAATACAGATAGTGGTAGTGGAGTCTATGGTTTTAGAGCAATCAGTTCAAGTCTACATAACTTCGATACAGATACATCATCAAAAACTACTTTTGATTCAGCTAGCTTTTATCATATACCGACTTGGTTTATGATTAATCATATGTATTACAGAGATACTGAAAATAACTTTAATAACTTTGGTCAGAATAATGGTAAACAATATAGGTTATTACAACCATCAGCTTCCATAATTTCAGTATCTAAAGATTTATATGGTGAGAGGATAAAGCCAGGTTCAATAACTCTAACTGATGACAGTGGTGCATCAACCCTAACAATAAAAGACGATAGAAATGGTAATCTATATGATAATGCATTTTCATCAAGTTTTGCTACATTTGCTTCAGGTGGATTTGCTGATTCGGATATTGTAAAATCAACAGGAAGTTTTGTTGGAAATGTTTTTTATGAACAAGGTGTTTTAGTATTTACAAATACAGGTTCAAGATTTGTAGATATAGGAACTAAAACAGGCACAGATGGGTATAGTTTAAAATATAAAGCTCAAATAACAATAAGAGAACACTCTTACACTTGTGTAATCGGAGAAGGTGAATACAATGGAACTATGAATATATCAGCTACTAAAGAAAGAAGTGGCAGCATCTCCGTATCAGGTTCTGAAAGTCATAAACTCTTTCCTCCTGGTCACGCTACATTTCAATCAGGTTCTTACAGACATAGTTACGAAGCAACAAACACCTATAATAATTTTGTAACACATTCTGAATTTCAACCATATATCACTAAAGTTGGTTTATATAATGATTTTAACGAACTTATTGCTGTAGGACAACTTTCTAATCCTGTAAAAAATGAAAAAGAATTATCTTTAGCTATAAACGTAAGGTTTGATGTATAATGGGTAAGTTTAAGAAAATGATGGAAGTGACATCCAACGTAGGTGGATACAGTGCTGATGAAGGAGAACCAGACACAGGTTTTATCAGAGGTGATAAAGAAAGAGTATTGGGTGGATTAGCTGGAAAACCTGAACCTTGGTTTGATAGAGGTGGTTACAAGCAGGTTGAATTTCCTAAAGCTGACTACATATATGGTAAAGGTGAAGAAGAGGATTATGCTGTAATAAAGACTGCTTATGTATCTCAGATAAACAAAGACTTCGAAGCACATTTTGATAGTTGGGAAAATTGGATAGCTGATGAAGACTTCCAACCACAAAATACTGAAAAACTAAACGACTCAAAATATAGGAAGGTTATGAATAACTTATTATTAGAAAGGATAGACTACTTAGATTTAGCAACAACTTTGGTAAAACAATATGGACTAAAATCTAAGGTAAAGTTTGGTAGTGGAAAAGATATGGGAGAGTATGTACCTGAAACCGATACTGTAACTCTAAGAAGGTCTTACCCAAATGTAAAAGAGTTTCTGATGACTATACTACACGAAATAGGACATGCACTTGATGCTAAAAGATTAGGAGTCAGAAAGTATATAAAGAAGTATACACAAGCTGGAACAATGGCTACATATCAAGGATTAGACCCGCATGATGATAATAAATGGGAAGAGAAGGCTGAAAGGTTTGCTAGAAAAGAATTATCAAAATGGTTGTAAATAAATTCGTATAATACTTTTTTTCTGTATATATATTACTATGTTAACATACAATTAGGTTTTAAAAAATTCTATTAGGTTTTTTAATAAGAAATCTTTGCCCTGTTTTTTAAAACTTTAATTAAATATTAACTAATAAGCAATAAGCAATTAACTAATAAGCTTAAGCTATTAAGCTATTAAATAAGTTTTAAATATATGAAATCAAGAAGTGCCAAGAATAAAGGTAAGAGACTTCAGAATAACGTAAGAGATCTTTTACTAGAAACATTCAATCAGTTAGAGCCCGATGATGTTCGTTCAGCTATAATGGGTGAACAAGGAGAAGATATCAAATTATCTCCAGCGGCTAGAAAACTAATCCCTTACTCATTCGAATGTAAAAATCAAGAAGCATTAAATATATGGTCATCCCTACAACAAGCTGAAGAAAATAGTGGTGATTACGATCCTGTCTTGATATTTAAAAGAAACAGAAGTAAAACTTATGCAGTTATCAACATAGAAAAATTTATAGAACTAATCAATGAAAATAATAAATCTTCTCAATAGAGTTATAGGAAATCACGGTAGACGACTCAAGAAATCAAATGAGTATATGTTTTGGTCACCATTCATCTCACATCACAAACCTAAACTCCAAATAAACACACAAACACAGAAATGGCATTGTTGGGTATCCAATCAAGGTGGTCACAATCTATTTCAGTTATTTAAGAAGTTAAAAGCTAGTAGAGAACAATTTGATGAACTATCAGACATAGTAGGAAAGCCCAAATCACTATCATCAAAATATGAGAAAAACAAGCAAAAAG